CCCCCTGCCGCTGAGGCTTAGCAAGTTACGAGGAATGTGTCCTTCCAGCCGTTTGCCCAGATCACTTCGTCAATCGTGACGGACGTGCCACGTCTGAGTGATGCGTCGTGCCAGACCTTGTAATACTCGCCGTCTGAGCTGCGAACTGTGATTGGGTACTCTTTGTCCGTGGATTGGGGACCGACTGCTACTACTACGCCTTCGTTATGGGTTACTGTTGTATCGGATACTTTGTTATCTTTTTTCATATGTTTTTATGTGTTCTAGAGCGACATTGCTCACCCAAAGAGTAATTGTTAATGGTCGGGGAAAATTTATGCCATCGCCACCGAACAAACTGGTTTGTCGGGGCGTATGAGCGTGCTTAGGAGGAGTGAAAGATAAGAAGGAATGGGGGAGACAATCTATATCCGATCCAAATCTCCCCCATTCCTTCTTATCTTTCATGACCCTAAGCACAAATTTCACAGCAAACCATTAACAATTACGTGTGAGCAATGTCGCTCTAGAACACATAAAAACATCTCATACGAAAAAAGTGACAGAGGAGCAGATACAACAGTGACGTGGATCCATAACGGAGGCGTCGTCGTCGCCGTTGGGCTGCAAGACACGGGAACAAAGAGCCCAAGCTCAGGTCGTGGCTCAGACGGGGCAAGTGTTAGTGGTCTGGCGCGACGAGGAGCTCAGACGTGGCACGGCTGTTGCTAGTGACGTATGAGCTGGAGCGGAGGGCTGGATGGGCGCAGTCGTCGATCACTTGGCAAGCTTCAGCAAGGGGGAAGACTGAAAAGTTCCCTTGCTGAATGGTGTGTTGGTGTTGTATGGTGTTTGTGGGGTGCAAGTGCTTGCAGAGCCGTGGGTTGCGGCTTGGAAGGTGCAAGATAGGGTGGCTGGAGAGCCGTGGTTGTTGGTGCGGGAGCCCGAAGCGGAGGCAAGGTCATGACGACCAACGACTTACCGCGTCACTGTTGGTTGCGCCAAAGGTCGTGGGGTCTGGAGGGTCATGGATAGTGGGTCAACGTTCCGTGGTCTTGGGCATGGATGAAGGTAACTTGACAAAGAATCCGTGGATCAAGGTAACTTTGGGCGAGGAATCTGGGGGTGGGGGTGCACTACGAACGGAGACGAGGTTCAAGCGACAGGGTCAAGGGTCCCCCCCACTGGGGGAAATCGAAACGGAAACGAACAAGGAGTCCCTACCTGCGAATCCAATTTTCAATTTTCAGGAATTTGGGTGATCTAGTGTACAGGTGTTCACGGGTATTGGCAATTATTGCTAAATCTGTCACACTTATCACACTTGTATCACACTTTTTGAGTACAAGTGTGACTTATTAAACAGTACCTTTACCAACGACTTACGTAATTCATCACACAAATCACACTTTTTCTGACCCCCTACTACTTACTTGTACTACCCCCCCTAATAAAGTGTGATTTGTGTGACAGATTCCCTAAGTCCTTATTACTCATATAATAAAGTTAGTCACACCCCCCCTAAAAAAGTGTGATGCAAGTGTGATAAGTGTGACAGACTTGACATTATGTTCACTATAGTTTTTACATACATAAGTGCCGACCAAGAAACCAGATGGACGAACCTATGCTGCAGGTAAGAAACCCAAGCAGGTAGTTAAACAACAAAATGCCAAAAGGACAAGGTGTCATCGTAAACGTATGAAAGCAGAAGAGGATATGAAGAAAGCCCAGAAGGAGTTGGTTAAGGTGGAGAAGGATCTCACCATCAAGCAACAGTTCCTAGAAATGATGAGCCAAGCACCAACCCCTGCCCAGCAGCGGAAGGCACTTCTTGCAATGTTTGCAGACAAAGGCATCAATCCAATCGAGGAGCTGATGAACTACACAACTAATTCGGAAGTACCTCTCAAGGAGAAGATATCTATTTGGAAAGAACTTGCCAGTTATACACAGCCCAAGCTCAAGAGCGTGGATGTCCAGCAGAACATTACAGGCGAGATGAAGATAATGACTGTGGACTACAGTAAGGTGGCAAAAGCTGACCTAGCGACCGCAGTTGACGCGGAAGTGCTTGACAATGACGGTGGATATGGTGAGTTTCTAAGTGAGGAAGAAAAAAATGAGTCTTGAACCAATTGAGCAGGCGGTCGCCGTACTAGGGGAGCATTTCCGACACTATGTAGTCATAGCGTCTGACGATGAGTCTCCCTTAGCGTACGACGTACGTTTCAGCGATCCTTATGCTGCAGCTGGTCTACTAAATTCAGCAGTCAAATATCACGAGAACTTCATCAGTGATGGTGGGGCGATAGATGATGACTGGGAGTGGAGTGAACTAGACGAAGATGACCTCGACGATATAGATGAATATTAGTGTACCTGCACAGGGGTGGGAGCCGCGACCGTACCAGCTCCCCCTACTGAAATACATGTCTCAGAAGAAGCGTAGCCTACGAGCGGTAGTCGCTTGGCATCGCCGTGCAGGTAAGGATCTGACCTGCGTGAACATTGTTGCAATCAAGGCATTGCAGCGTGTTGGCACTTACTGGTATGTGTTGCCCTACGGCAATCAGGCACGCCGAATCGTATGGAACGGCATGACTGGCGAGGGCAAGAAGTTTATCGACTACTTCCCAAGGGAGCTAGTCGAGAAGAAAAGTGAGCAGGAGATGCGCATTCACCTGAAGAATGGCTCGATCATCCAGCTCATGGGCTCTGACGACCCCGATAAAATGGTGGGCGCGAACCCCATCGGCGTGGTGTTCTCTGAGTACAGTATCTCCGACCCGTCGGCGTGGCAGTTGATTAACCCCATCCTTGCAGAGAACGGCGGCTGGGCTTTGTTCAACGGAACACCCCGTGGTGAGAACCACTTCTACAAGATCCTGCTGAAAGGTAAAGCCGACAGCACATGGTACAGCAGTCACCTGTCGGTCAAGGACACGAAGGCGATTGCCCCTGACGAACTCCGCAAGGCGAGGAACGAGCTGAACAACGAAGCCCGATTCCAGTCGGAGTACATGTGTTCGTTCAAGACACCAGTCGAAGGGGCGTACTACGGAGCGCAGATCAACAAGGCGTACAGGGACAAGAGGATCNTTGATACTATTGCGGTCGATCCCCTGCTTCCAGTACACACGGCGTGGGACTTGGGAATGGACGACGCAACAACCATTTGGTTTGTCCAGCTATATCGTAATGAGATACGTGTCGTAAACTACTACGAGAATAGCGGGGAAGGTCTGCCGCACTATGCACGTGAGTTGCACAGATGGTCAGTCCAGAAAGATGTGACGTACGGGAAGCATTATGCCCCGCACGACATCAAGGTGCGTGAACTTGGAACAGGTAAGTCACGCCTAGAGACAGCCAGAGGACTTGGCTTAAAATTTACGACAGTCAAGAAGCTGTCGATCATTGACGGCATCGAAGCCGTCCGCAACATTCTGCCGAAGTGTTGGTTTTCAAAGACAGACTGCTACGCAGGTATCGAAGCTTTGAAGGGATACCACAAGGAGTTTGACAGCTCCCGTGGTGTGTTTAGAAAAACGCCTGTCCATGATTCCAACTCTCATGGAGCAGACGCTTTCAGGACGCTGGCGGTTGGTCTCAAGCAGCCGAAGCTGGACAAGAAGAAGACCAAGCATGAGTACCAAGTTGCAAACATCAGTTGGTAAAGACTACCGACTGTCCTTGATGGACGAGGCTGTTGTTCTCTACCACACACAGGGTCAGGAGTTTGTGTGGTTACAGGACTACTACATCAACTGCCCGCACGGAGCGGAACGGTACTACTGGAGCACACCAACCTACATGCTGATGGCGGAGGTACTTGAGGATGAAAAAGGTCGGTACTGGAAGATTGCATACGCCGCCAGCCGAGACCCCTCTAAAAAAGTTTCCCTCTTTTTTGAACTTGCGCCGTTTCCGCTTGACAGGGTCGTGTTTAACAGATACCACAGGATGAATAATCCTAATTCAGAAAAATTTTTCGATTGGGAAACTTTAAAACGTATATCAAGATATGGGCTCAAAACCAAAGAAACCACCCCCTCCTCCACCACCTCCTGCGCCTCCCCCACCTCCGACGCCGTTGGCGCGGAGACCAGTTAAGCAGGCAGCCACACCCTCTGCGCGTGTGACTTCCGCAGGTTTAATGGGCGCAAGTGCTGCACTACCTCGTAGGGCAACCGCTGTAAAGAAGAAAGTCCAAGGACGTTCTACACTCGGTGGTGGCACTAGCTTATATGGTTAGACTGCAGCAGCGATACGCGGAGCTGAAGGTGTTGAGGTCTAACCTCGACAGCATGTTCTATGATGCCCAGAAGTATGTCCGTCCGAACTCTGATAAGTTCGACCACGGGCATACTCCTATGCAAGAGGATGGTTCACGGGAGCTGTACGATGATACAGCTGTGTGGTGCAACCAGATGTTTGCTAATGGGCTCAGCTCTAACTTGATCCCGAAATCTGATCGTTGGTTTTACCTTCGCATCACTAATCGGGCTAACGCTGACGTAACGCCAGAAGAGACACAGTATCTCCAAGGCGTAGCTGACCGCATTTTTCACGAGTTTGCGTTACCGCAGTCTCAGTTCTACAGTTCAAGTCACGAGTGCTTTCTTGATGTGGGGGCGTACGGTACGTCTCCAGTCCAGATCTCAGAAGTTAACGGCGTTGTTAACTTTCGCTCTCGACCACTGGCAGATGTGTTTTTCGACACAGACCAGTACGGCACAGTAGACACCGTCTACTACCGTTGCTACAAAACAGCACGTCAGCTCATGCAGGCGTTCCCGAACGTAGAAGACATGGAAGGCTTCAACAAGGACAACTCTGTACACAATAAGTACGAGCTGATCTACACGATTGAGCCAAACACCGACAAGGCAGCCAAGAAGGGAAGCCGCGTCGGCAAGGGACGACCTTACAAGGTAACTTACTGGTGTCCTGCTTTAAAAGAGCCCCTACAAGAAAGTGGCTCTAGCTATTTTACATTCTTAGTACCTCGCTGGTCTAAACTTGCAGATGAAGTGTACGGACGTGGTCCTGCATTCTCGTGTCTGTCACAGATCCGCGCACTCAACAAGATGGTCAAGGAAGCTTTGACATCTGCTGAGTACTTGAACTTCCCTACACTGACAGCCGAAGAGGACAGCATTATGCTTCCTATGAAGTACGGCTCTCGTCAGATTATGTTCCATGAGGCAGGCAGTGAAAAGCCGTCGCCTATCATGGCAGGTAATCAACCACAGTATGTGATGGAGATGATCCGCATGTATCGTGACTCTGTTAACCGTTCATTCTTTGTTGACCAGATCATCCGTCAAGAGAAGAAGGAGCGTCAGAGTGTTACAGAGATTCAAGACGTACGCGGGCAGATGCTCAACCAACTAGCACCCCTGCTTAATCGCATGGAGACCGAGTACCTCGGACCTGCTATCGAGGCAACGTTTGAGCTTCTTGACCGAGCTGGAGAGTTACCAGAGAAACCAGCAAGTTTGGCTGGCGCATCCTTAGAGGTATCTTACTCCAGCCCTGCGTCGCAGTCTCAATTTGCTACACGACTTTCAGATATCAGCGCGTTCATGAAGGACATCGCACCCCTTGCACAGGTTAAACCTGAGATCATGAGTGCAGTCAATGAGCAGAAGCTATTAGCTAGTTACGCACAATATCGTAACATCTCTCCTGATATTATCAAAACCGAAGAAGAAGTGTCCGAGATATCACGAGCGGCACAAGAGCAAAATCAACAACAGCAAGCCGTAGCAGCTGCTCCGCAAATCGGAGGTGCGATGAAAGACATCGCGCAGGCTAAACAACTAGACCCAGAAGGTGTGGGTCAGCTGTTAAACATCTAATATGCGAGTCCTAGATTCCCTAAGCAAGCTTCGTGAAAAAGCGAAGCTTAAAGAAGATTTAACTAACATCATAGAGACACCGCAGGGTAAGCGATTCTTTAAGGTACTTTTGCGTGAATGTCACGTAACTAAGCCTGTGTTCCATTCTGACGAAGCCAAGCTTCGCGAATGTGAAGGACGCAGACGTTTAGCTATGAGCTTTCTCACTCTATTGGGTCAAGACGATCCACAAGAACTTATTAACAAGATAGAGATGGAGAATAAATAATATGTCAGAAGATACAGAACCAACAGGAGGTCTGGGCGGTGGTAACACCCAACAGGTAGCCTCTGAACCCGCAACTGAACCAACATCCTTTGATTTTGCATCAGAAGATTCATATGGTCAGTTTTTCCAGTCATTGCCAGAAAACCTTCAGGCGCATGACACCTTAAAGAATACTAAATCAAT